AACCACTGCTGGCTGATCTTGAGCTTGATTAACTTGACCGACTACTGGCTGCGCTGGTGCTTTTTTCTTCAACTCAATTCTTGATGGAACCCTAGCGCGTAAATCTTTCTTGAGCTTTTCTGGCAGCTTATCGTCAAAAGTGTTTAGGTAGCTGTCAACAGCTTGCCCTGTGGCATCAATTGAACTGTTGGCAAGCTCTGCTGCTGCAATTTCAAAATCTTCCATAACTTTATCAGGAAGCCTTTCACCAGTTACTAGCTTGTTGTATATGTTTAACACGCTATCAGGAACGCCGCCTGCATTTTCGGCTGTGGCAAACTCGCCCTCTCTAACAACGGAAGTCGGATCAAGCGACTTCATAAACTTATAAACAATAGAAATCGAAGCGGGGCCGCCACCAAGGTCTTTAAGCTTTGTAATGTCTTTGCTTGTGCGATAGATCATGTCAGATTCTTTCGCCAGGTTAGTTACATCTTTATTAATGCTTGCAATGTCTTTAACGTCAATCGTTGATCCTTGCTCTTTTGCTTGCTTGGCGATATTAATTCTTGACAGCACATTGTCAGCAGCTTGGTATTGCCCTGTATTTGGATTAAACACATAGCCTGCCGCATCTCCTGTGCCTTGCTGGAATGGCTGCGGCTTTTCCGCTGCAACCGGCTTTTGCTGCGCCTGCACATATTCAGCAAACTTTTCTGGCCCTGCCGCCATCTGCACCGTGCCTGCCGCCATTTGCTTTAACTGGTTCATGCCTTCAGGTGTTTGCAGCATCTGCTCGACGTTTGCGACTGTGAAAGACGGATCGCCTAGCGAATTAATATCTTGCTCTGATTGCTTGGCAATCTGTAAAGCTAATTGCGGATTACCTGACTGTAATGCGTTATAAAACGCGCCTGCACTTTGCGCAGCTCGTTGCTTTTGTTGGTCATTGGCAAACTTCAGCATAGCTTGCTCTTCTTTCTTCTGCTCTGCTGCTTGCTGTGCCGCTTGCGCTTGTTTCATGTAGCCAACTTGCGCCAAGTCGCCTAAGCCTTGCCGAAGGTTTGCGCCAAAGCCTAAATCTTCAAAATAGTTCATAGCCATTAGAAAAGCCCCGCGAATTGTGAAAGATTAGAGAATAATCCGCTTGCCGCTTGATATGGTGCAGCAGCTCCGCCTGCTTTAGCTTGACCTTGCTGCAGTAGCAAGTTGCTCATTGAGTTAGCCGCATTGCCTGCTGCCGCATTGCTGCCGCCTGCCGCATTCAAGCCGACGTTAACCAATCCCATTTGGCGGTTATAGTTGGCATCCTGCAAGGCTTGCTGTCTAGCAAAGGCTGATTGTGCAAGCTGTGGAGCGATTGAGCCTAACAGGTTAGCGCTTGATGTAGTGCGCAAGCCGCCTGTTGCCTCTCGCGTTGCTAGCAAGTTCCGCTGAGCTTGGTCGTTTAACTGACCGTATTCTTGCGAATTGAAGTAATCGCCGTAAAACTTAGCTGGATCAAGCTGCTGGTTTGCAGCTTCAGTTAATCCGGTTAAGCCTGCTGTGCCCGTTTGCAAAAATGGCTTTAAGTTAGCAAGGCTAATGTCTCGCGTCTCGCGCTGTAAATCTAAAGCCTTCTGAGCCGCTTCAGCTTCTAGCTTGGCTGCCTTCTTTGCCGCTTCAGCACCTGCAACTGCACCGCCTACTTGCAAGCCGCCAAGCGCCGAGCTAACGCCCGTTTTCATATCTGGCATGATTAAAACTCCTTCGCGTAATCTGTGAATTCTTCGCCGTATAAGCGCCGGATTTGTGGCCCTACTTCGGCTGCATATTCGTCTCCGTATAGTTTAGCAGCAATCAAGACAAAAATATCGTATAAACCAGCCCGAAGCATATAGCATTTGTGCAAATCTGACTTGCTTGGTTTATTGTTTTCGATATTCGTTGCATCTCGCCAACGTAAAAAGACGTTATAAATGTGATAAGGCAATTCAGGCATGGCTTGTGCAATTCGGTTTGTTGGAATGCCGACAAGCGCAGCGACAAAAGCAGAGTTGGCATTCTTGACCGTTACTAAATCGCCGTCAACAACATCATCCCAAACTTGCGCGATTCCAAACAGCATTGCAGAAAGCTCGATTGCATCTTGATTGCCTTGATAGATTTTACCTAACGTGATTCTAAGCGCCTGCTCTTGCTCTGGCTTAATCATAGCGCCCTCTGCTTAGCTGTGCGCTCAGAACCTAACGCATCGTTACCTGCTTCAATACAGGCGTTTAAATCAGTTGCTAGCTGATTCACTGCTGCTTTCAGTTCGTTAATCAAGTCTGTTTGCTGTTGCGCGTATGCTTGCGAATAAGTTGCACCTGCTGCGCCAACGTCAGCCGTCAAAATATTGACAGTCGAGTCAGGAACATCAGTTACAGCATCAGCCAATAAAACAACGCCGCCCGTAGTTGCAGAGCAATAGTTCTCACTGCCAACATTAGAGCCTGTAACGCCATGTGCTGAGTTGGAATTGATATGGTCAAGCAATGCCTGCTCTGCCAAATCCAAATCAATAACAACGCCCTCAAGCGTTACCTGCAAGTCGTAAGTTGCCGAGCCGATAGATAGCACTCGATTGGTTAACTCACCGCCATATTCAGACTTTGACAAGTAATCCAACACTAAAGCCGCCGACCATTCACGCGGCAACAGTTCGCGCCGGATTTGCTCTTGATTGCTTGATAGTGGAGCTTTTAGCGACGAATCAGCCATTCTCAGCCCTCACTGTTAAGCCTGAGATGTTAACAGATGCGTGCGTAGTCATTCGCAGTCTAAAGCCGATTTTATCTCTAACACCGCCAACGCGAGGCATAACAGGCACCTTGTTGTAACCAGCCGGAGTTGAGATTGGCAACGTATGCTCGCCGCTGTACGTATAACCGTTTTCAGTTGCTGAAATACTCAATACAACGGTTGAGTCACTAAAGCCCGAGACCGTATCAAGCGACAAGTCAAAGAGAAAAGCCTTGCCCGTCTTAACGATTGGCGTCTGCAAATACGCCTCTTGCATCCGACCATATTGCGCAATCTCCGAAATGTATCGACCAATAACGCCTGTTGCTTTATCGCCACATTCAGTGTCACCTGTTAGCGGATTATATCTAACATCAATCGGAGTCCACCGACCGCCAGCTAAACCAGTTTGCAGCTTGATCCAAGTCTGCGCATTAGCAAGATAAGCAATCGTTTCTGTCGGTAAGTGAACATACAGAATTGGCTCGCCTTTCCACGTTGCCGATTCTAAAACAGTCTTTTGCAGCTCTTCGTCTGAATACTGCTGCAGCACCTTGTCAACTTCTGGCGTTGACAGCTTCTGACCGCCATTTGCTGTGATCACGTTGATACTTGGTGGCATGTTTCGACCTGAGCCAAGCAAAGCAATCATGTCAGCAAACAGGCATTTAGCCTGCGTAGCAATACAGCCAAAAGGAACAACCAGTGATTGCTGGCTTACATAAATTTCAGAGCTGTCGCCAGTAAGTCTAAAAAACTCTGTAGAGTTTCGACCAATGACAACAACGTAATCATGCCAAGTTGTGATAGCAACGTTGTCGTCAACATCAGACTCAGCAGAGTAAATAGGCGCAATGTAATCGGGGCGCTGCTCGTTAAGTAAGTCTGTGACAATAAAGCCTGGCGGAGCTAACCAGATGTAGCGGCCTTTGTTTCTTGTAACGTCAATAATGCCGCTTAAGTCATAGCTAGTCGGGCCGCTTGGATTCTCGCCAACTTGCCAGTTTCTAAACTGCTTCAACTCTGAGCCTGTCCAGTAGTAGCCATTACCGTCAGCGCCTGTGAAAGCCGTAGTTAAGCTGGAGTAAGCCATTGACACGCGAGCATCTTCTGGAAGCGTTGCGACTTCTACGCCGTTTCTATGCAGCTTGTTGCCAATAACTCGATACATGGCGTTATCAACTACATTAAATATTGCGCCGTTACTGCGGTTTAATCCGGTGTCTTGAATTTGCTCAGTGCCAGGATGATTAATGAAGTAACCTTGCGCATTTGGCGCTTGTGAGTTTATTGGCATCATATTGATTGGCAGAAAGTCGCGATAATCCGCCGATTGATCAACTGATTGCCCTTTGATTAATGGCAAGCTGATGATTGGCATTATTTGCCACCGAAAGCGAATAGGGCAGCAATAGCTGCCGGACTGAGTAAAGTTGAAACAAGCAGCCAGCTAATCTTGCCGCCGAAGTTTCTGATGCTGTCAATCATTGGCTGGTTTGCTGCGGCTTGTTCGCGTAAAGCTCTGACGTCTTTCGTTAGCTCAGTTGATTGGGCGGCAACGTGATCATGTTTGACCATGTATCGCTCAAGAGTTGCAACCAATTCCTGAATGGCTTTAGTCGAAGACTTTTGCCCGTCAATCATTTCACGCGTCGAGGTTTGAATCGCGATAATCTCGCGCTCGTGTTGGTCTACTTTCTGCCGCAGGTTTATCAGTTCGTCGCTCATGTTTCATGGCCTTGAATAAGTTAATAATCACTATTAGAGCGATTATAGTTTGAATCGTAACCAGTACGCAAATCACTATCAGTATGTGATTGTCCACCAAATGCACTCCCTAGCACAGCGAACAGCACATCAAGCGGTATTGAAAAGTCTTGACGTATAGCATGTGCGCGATAAAACATTGATAAATCAGTTATTTGATCAAACAGCATCAAACCGTTTAATAATAAGCTAGTACCAATGATAGCGCCATAACCTAGATAAATCCTTGTAGATTTGTGATGAAAACTTGATAAATATATGATACATAGCAGCATTAAGCTGTCGAGGCTTGCTTGGATGGCATAAGTGCCATAAACGCTAGTTGTATCAGCGACAAACAAGCGAGAAAGAGCGGTAATATCTACAGAAAGGAATGCAACATAGTAAGCCGCAATAAGCAAGCAGAGGTTTAACCCTCTGCCGCTAAACAGCCATATCGCCATAATGACAATTAAAGCTGCTTCGTTACTCATTTTTTAGACGGCTTTTTCTTGTTGGTGCCGACTGGTTTTTCTTTGATTGGCGTGTCTTGTGCTGGCATTGCTTACTCCTTAATTTTTAATCAACTGACTATCTGTCAGAATAACTAGCTTATACTTTGCTTGCCACTATCGCAAGCGTCACAAGATAACCTGCTGCGATAGCTCAAACCATGCGAATTGCACAAATACAGAATTAGATGATGTGGCTGTAGTTTCAATCTCAATCAGGAAAACCGAGTTTGGAGCCAAAAGCCTGAATGTGTCACTTGAGTCTGTCGAACCTGCAACTCTATTTCCAGATCCAACAACTCCATAAATAGGAAGGTAAGTCACTTCGCTTGACAGTGTTGGAGTTGGAGTTGTTATGTGGTTTATCGTGCTTGATGGCGGATATATGGTATCTGTGCGCAGATTTTTAACAGGTATTGACGCGCCAATGGTCCCGCCAGTATAAGCGCTATAAGTGCGATAAATTAAAGCTTCTTTATTCATGATAATGTCGCGACTAATCAACACGACGTATTTATCTGAAGGGCACTGAAAGCGCAGATACGCCTTTACCCCAGATGCCACTACCTCAGTATGATATGCGTAATACCCCAAACCTCGACTAATGGCATCATCCCGATAATTTAGCGCCTGAGTCGCAAGCCTGTCGATAGTGTTGCCGTACAATATAGCCCTGCCGCCAAATCTTGTTGGCGAAACCAAGTCGTACTGAGTTGATATTGCAACAACGCAATCAGAAGATAGCGGCTTTATCCATGCGCCTGTTGAGCTTGCGTTAACTGTGTACCATTCATCGGAAAAAACCTCAATACCGCTAATATCGCTAGCTGATGGTTCTGATGATTGGCTTTTTAACACAAGCCTTGCGCTAGGTGTTTGAACTTGAATTGTCAGTGATTGACCAACAGCAACGCCAGAAGCGATGTATAAGTTAGTCCATACGTTGCTTGCTAGCGTTACTATGATCATATATCACCTACTAATTTTCAAACGGCAAACCGCCGCGATAGTATTGCTGGTCACTCATTGAATCGTAGTTACCTGAGCCAACAGGAAGCGTGACAGGGTATTTGCATCCGCCAACGCTTACAAGTTGCTTCATCATCATACCTTCAGCCCAAGCTGTCTTGCTAGGGTTTAATTCTTTGCCAAACATATTTGCAATGTATGCGGCTAGCATGACTTTAACAGGGCCGACCAATGACACATCAACGCCGGAATCATCTGACTCTGTGCTTGTGCCATATTCTAGCGGCTGAAGATAGCCAACATCTTGACCGATAGCTGCATAACTAGCTGCAAAGTCGTCAAGGTGCTGCAAAGCTGCCTGGTTATCTTGCGCCATTGGTTGCATTAATAAGCCATCAGCAGCTAAGTGCTGCATTGCGCCTTTGATTAAATCGCCTTTTGTGATCATGATAAAGCCCTGAGAAAGTTTTATTTAGTATAGCATTTATTCGGCAGGCATACGCAAGAAGCCTGCGTCGTATAGGTATTCTGCAACTTCTTGAATATCTCCACGCTCATTCCATTTACTATAGAGAATATCAACAACCCGCTTTTTCTCTGCTTCGGCTTTGCGGTTGTGGTCTAGCGGGCGGAATGATGCAGTGGGCAACTCAGCGTGATCAATTTCGTGCGTGTCGTAACGATAAAACACAACTTTAAAGCTGCGAATTCCAATATATTCAACCCTGCACTGGTAAACTCCACCCATCAATAACTCAACGTCAGTGTTGTTATTTGGCAGTGTTTTCATCTCTTGCGCTTCGTAATCGTACCAATCACTTATGTTTTCAGCATTTGACTTACTTTCTGGAATTTCACTTACGCTTTTAGTGTTGGCACCGGATGAAATCGGAAATCCTTTATCGTCGTATAAATAATCTAAATTTACTGGCTTGTATCTTTGATCTGTTATTTTGAATGAGTCTGCAAGCGCAATATCTATTTCTGAAATTTTGCGGTGATTTTGCGGCCAATTTATATTGCTAATGAATGGCTGAACAACAACATCATCCGGCAAATCAGGCTTCTTGCCATTAGTTGGATATTCAACACCCCAACGAAAACCGTTGATGTAGCCTAGTTCTCTGGCGCGTTTCTCAAAAGCAGCTTTAGGTAAGCTAATTACTGAGCCACCACAAAGCTCTCTTTCGTGGTCGCGACCGCCATGCTTGCCTTCATTACTAATAATCATGTGATCAATTAGCTTTTCGATAATTTCTTGCTTAATCATTTTTTCCAACCTAATTAATTAATCGAATCCCAAATGTATCACATGCGCGCCAGATGTCAACTAGAAAAACAAAAACCGCTCTAGGCGGTCAATGTTTGCTGCGGCTTCGGCATCGAGCAGCTACGACGGAAAGGTAGAAACCGTACTATGTGGACGGAAAGAACCTGCCTTCAACAATTTCAACAAGGAAGCTATAACAAGCTGAGGAAGCAGCTTTAGTCTGTAACCTTGCATCGCCCTTCACCATAGGATTCGGCCATTGTTGCCAAGCCAAGAGGTATGCAACTAGATTAGCTGAATCAATATTTTTATGCAACACTATTGCGCCGTATCAGATATGCGCCTATATTGTGCGGAGTGTTAACTAACCTGGATTTGGAAATGAAAACCCATTATGACGCGGACACGCACTCAAATATAACAGTGCATGATGACGGCTCAATGACTCGTGAAAATCTTAAGATTAAGCCATGTATAGACAGCCGCAGCGCGTTAGAAAAGGAATTTGATAAATTATTTTTTGAAATGGGGTATGCTGTCATTCCTTTTTTAACTCTAGCTGTAATGTCGGCAGGGTTTTTCTCGGTTATGCTGATTGCTGTTATTGTAAAATGGATTGTCACAGGCACTCCGTTTTAGGTAATAAAAAAGGCGACCGAAGTCGCCTCTTGTTATGCTGAAGCCTATTAGGTGCCGCTGACTTGCATACCCCAGAATGGGTTAAAGCAGCAGAACGTAGGTAAAATATCATACCGGTAAAAGCTCTTATTCGCCTTACCATCGCTGAACTTATGAACGCGGATCGAGAAGCCTTCATAATTCATTACCATTGAATCTAAGCTATCCAACTTAGGCAATTGAACTGAGCCCATACCGAAGAAGCCTTTATGGTAGGCTAATGCCGGAGTTTGTACAGAGCTTGCGGTACCCAAGAATACAATCGCATCACCTGAAGCTAAAGCTCGGTTAACAGTGTTAAACGCTGCGTCTACGCCAGATTCAAAGATTGCTGCGCCTGACACTTTCAGAGCTGCGATAATGCCGCCTGATGCTGTTGCATCTTCCAACACTGTTAAAGTGATAGGCACGTCGCCTGCGGTGCTGCGTACAATGTTACGGTTACGGAAGTTAACCAGTTTTGATGCAGCAATTTGGATTTGCTGACCAGCTTTGAACGTACCAGTTGCCGGAGTTACACCAGACAATGCCAAGTTCATTTGGTAAGTGTCTTTATATTGAGTGTAAGTTGCTACTGGAGTCGCAGACAGAGCGGCAGCAGTTGCTGTACCGACAGTGTACTGGGCCAAGTTGCTTGACGTTAATACGCGATCAAAGCCAGCAAAGCGAGTTGCTACAGTTGCAGAAGACCAAGCATCGGCTACGTTAGGGTTAACGGCTAAGCTTGATTGCTTATCAGCCAGTGCAACTTGTTCAAAGTTGTTGATAACTGCGTACTTGTCGCCCTCTGGAGCGCCAGCTTGCTTGAACAAAGCGCCAGCATTGGCAACGTCTGACCATTTGTTAATCAGAGTGCCTTTGGTGCCTGATTGCATTGCAGCAGCTTTAACCATGCGTGATGCAAGTTCTGACTCGACACTGATTGCCATATCAACAGCGGCAGGACGAAGCAACTCTTCAAGCTGGTTTAATTGTAAAGCCTTCTCTGTTTGAGTGGCCTCAACAAGCACAGTACAGAATTGACCGACTTCGCCGATAACTTGACCGACCTTAATCGGGTTAGTTGAAGCTGCTGATAAATCGCCGTCATTCGTGCGCTGTGGTGCGTACTGAGTTGGACGTTTCATTGCAACTTGACCGCCAGTTGTAGCATCAAAGTCGTTCACTAACACTTGACGTTCAACTGATTTCGCAATAGTCAATTCAGACATGAATGACTTGGTAAACTGCATAAGCAGTTTCTTGTTATAGTTACTTTGTAATGAGTTAGCCATGATAGGCTCCTTTAAATGAATTTAGCGTTTTTGAAAAATTTGTCGTTTTCGTCGCTGTCCACCAATGAGGCTCCGCGAGTCTCAGGAATTGGATCAGGCGCGTTTGTCGCTCGGGCTTTAGTCTTAACAGCTTGAGCTTTAATCTTTGTTGCAATCGAAACGGCTGCTTTGTGAGTCGGCATTGTCAGCAATTCTTGCGCTGCATCTGGGTTTTTCACCAAGTACATTGTGATTTGCGGCCCTGCGTCATCTTCCAACAGCATTAACTGCAATTCCTGGCTAAGTCCTGCGTTTACTAGCGCTGTGCCTGCCTGCTCGATTTGATCAATCGTATATCCGGCAGTCAGTGTACGCTTTGCAAACTCTTGGACAATTTGCCGTTGCTCTGTTTGTTGCTGTAGCGCTTTCTGTTCGCTTGCAGTGTTGTTCATTAAGGCTTTCGCCTCATGCACTGCCATCTTGCGATTATACTGCGCCATCTCTGAGTGATACTTTCTCATCGCGTCTGCGTCGAAAATGTCATCAGGCATTACAGGCTCTTGCAAATCTTCGCCAAGTTGAACTGGCTTTGCTCGCTCAAGTTCTGCAATCTTCGCGGCTAATTCATCAGCTCGGCGCTTCTCTGCATACTTTTCTGCGGTTAACTTGTCCAGTCGCTCTTGCAGCTTATTACCAGCTTTTGGCTGGTCTTCGGTATTTGTCTCGGTGTCCGGTTCCGAATCGGCGTTGATCCCCAATGGCGTGTCTTCATCTTGTTGGCTTGGCTCGTCTACGTCCTGTAATACGGGTTCATCATCAAAAGATGTAATAACGTCGTTCAACTCTTCATTCATTTAAAGCACCTTCATGGTTATTTGAGCCGACAGATAGCGCTGTCGTACCGCTTACGTCATTATTTTGGCGTCAATTTGTTGGCGTGTCAAATATTTGGCCATTATTTACACTAGACACCATGTTTTGCTGCGCTTCTTGGTTAAGTTGCATAGCGTACTTCTGCTCCATCTCAGTCAGCTTAAGCATCACGTCATCAATCTGCTTTTGCTTCTGAAGGTTTAACTTCTCTTGCTCTTGCAGAATCTTCGCCATGCGCTCTTGGATTAAGCTGTTGTAATTCTCAATCATCGCCTGAGTTACCGGAGCCATCTGTTGCGCTTGCTGAGCTGCTTGTTGCTGCTGTTGTTGAATCAACATATCAGCTTCTTGCTTCTCTTCGTCTGTCATTTGCGTGTCAGGTATCATGCCTTGCTTGAGCATTGCAGAGCGTTTGCGCTGGCGGATTTGCTCTGCACCTGGAACATCGATTGAACCATAAACAATATCAGCCGCTTCAATCATCAGGCTTTGATCAATGCCAGCAAGCGCAATCAATCGCTCGGCTGCTTCGTTTCTGCGTGATTTAAACGCTTTGTCGAGCTCAACAACCACATCATACTTGCCTTGTGATAAGTCGTTAACTGTAACCACTCGTCCGGTTTGCTGGTCGATTACTTCTTCGTTAATCGTCACCATGTCGTCAGTGCCGTCATCGTTTAGGATGCGCAGTTGCCGTTGGTTGTCGTAAACCTTCGGAATGGCTGCAATGATCATGTTGGCAATACGGCGCACAGCGATAGCGGTAGAGTTTAGCCACTTAGTGGTCTTAGCGTCGCCCTTGCTAATCATCTGCTCAACAGCCCAACCTGATTGATAGCGAGGGTTAGCACCTTGTTGAGCTGAGTAAACGCCGCCCTGCTCTGCCATGTCTTGATTTGACGCGGCTGCTGTATTGGCTAGATTAGGGTTAATCTGTGGGCCTGCTGTCTCAAATGGCGGTGGCGCTTCACCGTCTGCTGTGTAAATCAGCACCGGATCAGCACTTGTATTCATCTCGCTAAGCTGCTTCTGCGTTAGCTTGTTGCTGACTTGCTTGGCAGTCATTAACAGTTTCTTACGCGGAGCCAATGCGCCTTCTTCAATCTCGCGGCTTCGTGCGTAGTTGTAAACTCGTTGAGCATCCATCAAGCGCCGAGTGATTGACGAGTAACTGATATTGCCGTCGAATAGCTCAAAGTTTCCGTAAACAGGAATAATAGGAATTGAATCCCAAACCGTCAGCATTTCAGCGCCTAGCCAATCTTGACCATCTAGGAAGCGGCTATACACTTTCACCGCAGGGACTTTGCGTGTGCGCTCTACTTCAATGCCAACTAACGCCAATTCATCAATGATTGATTGTGTTTCTTTGGTAAGCTCGATTACCTTGCCATTACTGAGTAAAGCAAGTGTTTTTTCGTATGGTCTTGCGCACAAGTATTCCAAGAATGTAGCAACGTCGCTGCGCTCTTCTTTGGTATAATCTTCTGCATCAATCCCAACGCTGATACATGGTCGGCCGTATTCTTTTTCAAACTCTTTCGAGTCCATAGCCCGAAGCTGCCAAGCCTCTTTTGCGTCTGAGCCGTCTTGTTTTTCGTGATAGCCAAGCCATACTCGATTGACTGAGTCAGGAACAGACTTGATCAGAATATCTTGGTCAAAGCCTTCGCCAGACCAACCTGTATCTAGTCGGATGAAGTCAATACCGCGACGGCAAATCCGGCGTGTTGATTGGCGGTAAATGGTCGAAGCATCAGACAAGTTTTCAATGTAGCGTATAACGCCTGCGTAAGTCTCTGACAGCTCTTTAGTCGCTCCACCGCCTGCTGGCCTGACTCTAATGCCGAAGTCCATGCCTTCGACTTCAGCCATGATGTCGTCGATAATCGGGTTGACCTTGTCAAACGTGAACTTTGGGCGGTTGCCCATCGCGTTTACAACGTTATCTTCCCACTGGCCGCCCTTTTCCAAACAAAAGTAATCCTCTTCTCTGGAAAGCTCGCGGTTGTCATGTTCGTCTGACTGCGCTTTGACAAATGCTGCCAAGCAGTCTTTTGGATCTTTTACCATAATGATTTGAACTCCAAATCTGTGAATGTTTCTTGTCCAATGCTGGATTTCTGCACAGCATATCGCCGCATCATATAAGCATAACGTATGGCGTCTAGTAAGTCATCGCTGGTCTTGACAATCTTGCCTGATTCGTCGCGGTGGTAATTCATCTTTTCATCAAAGAAGTCGGATATGTGCGCGAATGCTTTGAATCTTCCCTCTTGCATTAATCGGTAAAGCTCAAGAATGCCAGCTTCAACGCCATTGCCGCCATCTTGCCATGTGGCGTGCGCGTGGATCATGTTGAAGCCTTCCTCGGCATAGTATGATTTCTGCTGCTTGCCTGAACCTTTCTCAGTTTGCAGACCGTCCATCGGCCAAGCTGTCGGCACATCTTTAGCCCATGATTTAACGCTTGACCATGCTTCAGGCGGCAATGCTCTTGATTTCTTCCATGCGTGCGCCAGATAGAAAGTATCTGCGTCTTTATCCCACCACAATTGAATATGCGCTTGAGGATGATCAAAACCGAAGTCCATGCCGTCAATTACCCACCAATGCGGCGGGCACTCAAAAGGCTGCACCTTGACCTGATTGTCTCCTATGTCGTAAATCAAGCCGGAGCCAAGCAGCGGCAAGCCTTTTGTACGCATGTCGCGCTGCCACTCTGGAAAGCTGTTAAGTAATTGCGTTTTTGTTTCTTCGGTTAAGTGCAGAGCATCGTCCCATGTTGCGCGCTGCATATACTGCCCATCGCCAGGATTATCCATGAATTGCACCACTAACTCAGTGCGTCCGTTTTCCGGTGTAAATGTCAGTATGCCTCTGCCGCCTTTTCCCTTGTCGCCTGTTGCTGTACGTGTTAGCACTTGCGGAAATATCGCTTTGTCTCTTGGCTCTTCGTCGATGTGATAGAAGTCAACACTATCGCCCATTAAAGCGTGCTGACCTTGCGAATAAGACCAGAATTGACAGATTGACTCAAAGCCGCTTGAATGTTTGACTCTAACCTCGCGCATAGCTCCGCTTGTGCCTGTAGCACTTAACCAGCCTACAATCTTTTCCTTTGGTATTAATCCGCCAGCAAACTCACCGCCTTCCATGCGTCCGAATAATTCCATCTGTAGTAAGTCGCGTGTCTTTTCCATGGAATAACCAAGAAGCCAGCATCTAGGCGCATGACTGAACTTGTGGCCTTGCCAATCTTCAGGATATTCGCCATTAAGATGGATTGCATCAACTACTAATCCGGTGCGTGTCTTACCTACTCGGTTAGCTGCCATCAACATGCAAGAGCGGTTATCTGCTGTCGCTGCTATGAATCTACGCTGCCACTCATAAAGCGACTTATAGTTGTTGGAAAGTTTACGGCCTTTCTCGCGCTTCTTTTTCTCTTCAAGTAGCGTGATTAGTTGAACCTTTTCAAGCTTAGTTAGAGCCATGTGTCAGCTCTAAAATTCGTGCTTCAAGCTCTGCGTCTGACATCTTGTTGACGTCGATTGAGCCGGAGTGTTCAACCTGTTGCTTGTCTGCAAATCTCGGTAGAACTTTTGACAAGTACCATTTGCGAGTATCAACGCGTAAACGTGAGCGCTGAATGTGTTCACCGTTTAGCTTGTAAGCTACGCCACCCTCACCATCTGCCGACTCCATATAGTCATTGCGTCCATCGTCAGCAATTTCCATTAGTTCATCTGCGAGAACTTCAGCTTGAATGCGCCGAGACTCTGCGTAATGCTCCGAAAATGTTTCATGCTTACCACATACTAACCAAAGCATAACGGTAGACATGACTGGCATGTGGTCGCTTTTGCAGATGCTTCTTAATGACTCGCCGCTTGCTATTCTTGCGCAAATCTCATTTGCTAAGTCATCAGTATACGTACTCGGCCTGCCTGACATAGATTTCCCCTGTAGTCAATAATT